CACACGTCTGCACACATGTCACACGTCTCGCCCTATAGACGTGTGACAATTTCCACAGGCTAAGCCGATGATTCTATTAGGTTCGTCATACGAGTCATATATGTCACACGTAAAACGCGCACACATATAGAGACGTATAGGGGTATAGGGCTGCTCTGCGATGTGCTGATATCGGCGAACCGGCGGACCGGAGGAACTGGCTGAACTGGTGGCTCCTGGACGTGTAGTAACTCCGGGGTGTTTGTCTAAAACGCTATGACACGTGTGACACGTACTTATGTCTATGAAAATACGGAGCTTTTACATGCATGCGACGTGTGACAGACGTGTGCCGACGTGTGACAAGGCCGAAGTGTCCGCTTTTGGGACGAAGATAGGATACGGATGGAGCGCGGGACGGACGCGGCGACCGGGAATCGGGTTACCACCACTGGGGGATGCGTGTCTGACCGCCGACCAGTCCGCCCCGGCGTTCGTGCTACATTTCGTGCTATACGTCGGCGCCGACCTGTGCGATCCTGTGGGCGTGGAAAACGGCCGGATGTTATATCTCAGCCGTAACCATAAGCGGCTTATGCCATCAGCCACAACCATAAGCGTGTTATATAGCCAGGCACAATAATAAGCTATGCTTATAGCTATCAGGATGACGGAACTATAAAAAATGCAAATAGAATACTGGTCTATTGATAAGCCAAAGCCATACTTGCGCAACGCCCGCAAGATACCGGAGAAGGCGATCGCGAAGGTGGCCAAGTCGCTCGAGGAGTTCGGCTGGAAGCAGCCGCTGGTGGTAGACGCCGAGGGCGTCATCGTCGTGGGCCACACGCGGCTCTTGGCGGCAAAGCGGCTAGGTTGGAACGAGGTGCCCGTCGTCGTGGCGTCGGATCTGACGCCGGCGCAGGTGAAGGCGTACCGGCTTATGGATAACCGGAGCCATGACGAGACCGACTGGGATCTGGATATCCTGAATCTGGAATTGAACGACCTGTCGCTGGAGTCGATTGACCTGGCGCTGACCGGGTTCGAATTGCCGGAGATCGAGCGGGCACTGCTGAACGGGCTGGATGATGCCGCCGCGGAAGATCGGGCAACGTTGGCGGATAGATTTGGCATACCACCATTTAGTGTGTTGGATGCACGGCAAGGGTATTGGCAGAATCGAAAACGTGCATGGCTGGCGCTCGGCATAAAATCAGAACTAGGACGGGCCGGGGGGGGGAGATGGTTAAGCATAATCTCACTTGGGTAAAGGGTAATCGACAGGAAGATAGATTAGACGACACTTCCCGTAAGATTCTTGAGGCGACAACGACAGGAACTTCTATCTTCGACCCAGTTTTGTGTGAACTTATCTACCGCTGGTTTTCGCCTCCCGGAGGCTCTATCCTTGATCCCTTTGCAGGCGGATCGGTGCGCGGAATTGTGGCTTCGAAGCTTGGCCGCCGTTATGTTGGAATCGATTTAAGACCGGAGCAAATCGTGGCGAACAGGGAGCAGGCAACGGCAATTTGCAGTGATCCGCATCCGGTATGGATTGAGGGCGATTCGGCATCTGTCAATTTAGCGACGGTTGTCGACGATGAGATGTATGATCTTGTGTTTTCCTGTCCACCGTACGGCAATTTAGAACGCTATAGCGATGACGTGAGAGATTTAAGCACGATGGAGTATGAGGATTTCATGGCCGTCTATAAGATCATCATCACGGCATCATGCTCAGTGCTTAAACCGGATCGCTTCGCGTGTTTCGTCGTTGGAGATATCCGCGATAAAAAAGGGTTCTATCGCAATCTTCCAGCCCTTACTATTCAAGCGTTCGAAGAATGCGGTGTAAGGCTATATAACGACGCCGTATTGGTTACGGCAGCAGGATCCCTTCCTCTTCGCGTTGGCAGACAATTCGAGGGTGCGCGAAAGCTTGGGAAGACGCATCAAAATGTACTTATTTTTTGTAAGGGCAACCCGAAAAAGGCCACCGCAGCGATAGGTGATGTTGAATGTGGCATCGACTTTGATTCGCCAGGAGTATCCTGAAACTATGGAACCGGTAGGTAAGCGGATACCGATACAGATCAGCGAAGAGGAAGTGGAGAAGCTCGCCAGCTTGCACTGCACGCAGGAGGAGATTGCCGCCTGGTTCGACATGAAACTGGATGCCTTCGAGACACGGCTGCGGCGGGATAAGTCGTTGCGGGAGGCTTATGACCGCGGGATCGGCAAGGGCAAGGTATCTCTGCGGCGCCACCAGTGGAAGATGGTCGAAGAGGGTAATCCGACGATGGCTATCTGGCTCGGTAAGCAGTTACTCGGGCAGCGTGATAAGACGAGCCTGGAGGTGAGCCAGCCCGCGTCGGCGAATCAGTCCGACACGTTGAACCTGTCGCTGCTGACGACACAGGAACTGCAGGAGTATTACCGGCTGCGCCGGAAGATGGACGCCCGCGCTGCTAGTGCTGCTGGTGCCGGTGCCGCCGATAAGGCGCGGCTGGCGTCTGCCAGCGAGCAGGTAATCGACGTGACGAAGGTGCAGTGAGTCGGCGCTGGACGGCGTATCGCCCGCCGTCACCCGCCAGCCGCCGTCAGCCGCGTTTCTTCGCCTTCGCTGCCGCCTTCACCGGAATCGCCGCACGTTCAGCCTTCGCTGCTCGTTCGGCTTCCCATCGGCGCCGCTGCGCTTCGGCTATCGCCTGGCGGCCTGCGGGCGTCAGGCGCGGTTCTGGCGGCGGGGGGATGCCTGGGATACCGGCGGCATCGGCCGGCGGCTCCATGGTGGCCAGCAAGGCACGGACACGGCGTATCTGCTCGTCGAGACGGCCGCGCTGCAGTTCGAGACCTTCGAGAGCGGCGGATAGGATGTGGTAATCGTATTTGGGGGGCATATGGACTCTACCAGCCGTATCTGCTTTGCCGTATCAGGTTGAGGCCCATGGCGAAAAACCCTCGGCTTGGGGTGCCACAGTTGGCGTGTATCAGACACCAGAAGCCCTTTGTCCCGACGGCCAATAGTGCGCGCTTAACGGATTCAGCAGACCTGACCTCTGCATGCTTGCCGTCTTTATCGCTCCAGTAGATCCAATCGCGATGGCCGAATCGGGCTTTCTTCTGAGCTTCCTGGAAGCATTTCTCGCCGTCGATCCTGTTGACTGTCCTTCCCATCATTCCCTCCCTTTCTTTGGCCCTCACGGCTAGGTGCTCTCGCGGTCATCACCAATCAGACATACAGTGATGTGATCCAAAAGGTTGGCTTTCCGCATTCCCTCCGTGCTGTATATCAACACGTCCATGCGCCCGTCGTCGTAGCACGTGCTCGTGCCCTCGGCATCCACGCCCACCACCAATCCGGCGGCGGCAAATTCTTCTTGCGTCATGCGCGCCATGGCGATGACTGTTTTTTGCTCTGCTGTGTTCTTCATGATTCAATCTTACTACGCTTGATTACGTGAGTCAATATTTTTCTTGCGTAGTACGCTGAAAAATTTTATCATGGTCGCATGGTAAGGAAAAACATGCTCAGTCCGGCCGCGCAGGCTGTGGCGCTGGCATCATCCGGCTCTACACTTCTCCAGGTGCGCTGCCTGAACGGCGACCTATTACGCCTGCGGAAACAGGCGGCGGCGAGTAAACAAACCCTGGCGGAGTACGTGCGGGCACAGCTTGGCGTGGCGGATCCGCCGCGTGGTGGCGCAAGGCCGGGGGCCGGACGGGGGAATAAACGGGCGGTGCGGACGTGACGACGCAGGATCGCCAGATCGCCGTGCTCGACTTAGACGACGCCTATCCCGGCAACGACCGGATGGAGCTACTCTGCGATCTGAAACGCCAGGTGCCGGGGCTGCGTGTGACGTTGTTCGCCATACCGGGACGGTGTACACGTGAGTGGGTAGCGAGCCTGCCGCCCTGGGTGGAAATCGTGCCGCATGGATGGCGGCACGAGACGAATCGCGAATGTGAACAGTGGAAGGATCAGATTATGCGCCACGCGTTAGAATCGCTTCCGCATCGGCCGGCGTGGGCCGAGGGTTTCAAGGCGCCAGGCTGGCAGATATCGGATGGCTGTTACGCCGAACTCGAACGGCGCGGCTATTGGGTTGCTGACCAGCCGTACAACAACCATCGCCGACCGCCGGGCCTGCGGGCTTATCTGCTCGGCGAGCCGCCGGCTGGTGTGCGCCAGATCCACGGGCACGTTGGGCACCTGAACGGCCATAACGCCAACGAACTGGAGTATCTCGTGCCGGAGATACTGGCGTGCCGAGATATGGAATGGCGGTTTGTGAGTGAAGTGGTGCGATGAAGCAGGTAATTGTAGTTCGATCAGATTTGAAAATGCCGAAGGGAAAGCTGGCCGCACAGGTCGCACATGCCAGCATGATGTTCTTGCTGAAACGCTTCTTCGATAACGGAAATGGCGAGCGCGGAATGTTGCTGGACCGGAATGGTTTTGAGTGGTATACGGAATCTGGCATGTGCAAGGTTGTGCTGAAGGCTGACTCTTTGGAGAAGATGAAGGAACTGCATGAAGAGGCAAGATGCGCCGGGCTGGAAGTGCAGTTCGTTTGCGATGCAGGTCGAACGACATTTCATGAGTCAACCATTACGTGTTTGGCGATTGGTCCCGGTGATGACGAAGCAGTGGATGCGGTCACTGGTGAACTCAGTTTACTGTGAGGTGACGGGATAAGTGAGGAGATGATTTGAATGAATCCTGGTAAGCGTGTCTATGCTTTGCTGGAGTCAGTTGGAGCTGTATTGAAACGGCGTACTCGACACGAGGTATGGCAATTGCCTAATGGGAAAAGTTTTGTTAGGGCTTGCACGCCATCAGATGTGCGTAGCGACTTCAATAATCTCTCAGACTTGAAGCATGCGTTAGGTGTTGTAGGGGAAAAGAAAACAGACGCTCCACCAAAGGATCGTAAGGCGAAGCCTGGTGTCAGCCGCGCCGTTCGTTATCCGGCGAACAATATCCTGGGGGAGAAACTTGCCGCTGCGCCAGTAGCCTATCAGGCGCTTGCGGATCGATGTGCAGCCATGGAGGCACGCATTGTTGATCTAGAGAATTATCGCCTAGAGGTTGAAAATAGTTCCATGGTGAGATTTGTTCGACGAGTGGGCAGATTGCGAAATCTGTTTCTCGCCCACCCGCCGACTAACACCGACTAACTAACTCTCCCTTGTAACTCAGATTCAATCGCAGTATCCTGTAACCATGAATTGGAAACCATGGCTGCACGGATTAGGCTCGGCATTCATCGGCGGCGGCGCTTCGGCCATATCGGCTATGGTGATTGCGCCAGCGCAATTCAACCTTGGCGACGGGTTTGAAAACATGATGCGGCTATGGGCCGTAAATGGAATCACGTCGGCGGCGTTGTATCTGAAGCAGTCGCCGTTACCTCCGCGCCTGTAGCCAGTGGATCCACCAGGGAGAGAACCATGGAATACACGGACGAGCAGGTTAAGCGGATTGCGCGTGGCGTGCTCGCCACCCCGCCCCGCTACGACATTATTATTCCGCACTACGGCGTGGTGAACGAGACCACCGACACCAACGCGCTGGCCGTGCGTTGCCTCGAAACCATCCGAGACTACTCGGCGGATTACCGGGTGCTGTTCGTCGACAACGGCGGCATCAGCCCCGCAGTCATCGAAACCCTGCGGACCATGCCGCATATCCTGATTCGGAACACCGAGAACCTTGGGTTCGTGCGATCGGTGAACCAGGCGTTGATGGTGTCCACCGCGCCGTATGTCGTACTCATGAACAACGACGCCGAAGCGGCTCCGGGCTGGCTCGACATGCTGCGTACTCCCCTGGAGGAGCTACCGCGGTGCGGGATCAGCGGGCCGCGTTCGACCGATGGCGGCTGGCAGACGCGGACGCCGATCCGGCACACCGCCGTATTGCCGCCGGGGCACATGCTGGCGTTTTTCTGCACGATGTTCTCGCGGGCGTGCCTGAACGAAGTCGGCCCGCAGGACGAAGCGTTCGTGCCATACGAAGGATTTGGCGGCGACGACCACTACTGCGCGATGGCACAGCGTAAAAACTGGTCGCTGGTGCTGGTCGGCGAACTGGTGATTCCGCATAAGCGCCGGACGACGATGCGGGCGCTGCACACAGAGGACGAGATACGCGGGATGCAGGAGGCTACACTGGCGAAGGTGCGGGAGATGGTACGGGAGGGACGGTAAGCCGATGCCACGTGATCCGATCTGCGAGAAATATCACCCCGAATCAAAGGTGCTGAAGTCGAATATTCCATGTTGGCCGTGGGAAGGAGAGATGTGCGCGGAGTGTGGACGCACCTGCGTAGATTGGGGATGACTGAAATCGGCAGCGTGGAGCATATTGATTGGCTGGTGGTGGGACGGCAGAATGCGCGTGCGAGTGGAGGGCGAAAACTGATGAAGCCGTTAAAGGTGAAGGGTTACGGGAGTATTCCGCATTTGCCAAATAGCCGGATGGGACCTGGTGATCACCACTGTGATGAAGGGCAGGGAAAAATTGCTACACGAGAGATGCGTGATGCGAAAGATCGTTGCATTGTCACATTGAAACTGGATGGCAGTAACGTCGCGGTGGCTAATATTCCTGAGGTTGGGATTGCGGCCATTAATCGGGCTGGCCATTTTGCAGAATCTTCTCCATGGATTCAGCATCGGCAGTTTGCAGCTTGGGTGGGAAGCGTGCGGCATTGGTTTGAGCCTCTAAAGCCGGGTCATCGTATGGTCGGTGAGTGGTTGTCTTTGGCGCATGGTACTCGCTATCAATGGCCGGAAGATATCCCCCCGTTCGTGGTATTTGATGTATTCACGGCTGATAATCGACGGCTTTCTTGGGATGAAGTGAAACACGTGTCTAGACTGTGCGGAGTTACGTATCCAATCGTTCTGCATGATTCCATGTGCGTCCCACTTTCTGTTGAAGCGGCGATGAAGGCGGTTAATCGTCGGCTATGTTTTGAGCAGGATGCGCCAGAGGGTGCAGTCTGGCGTATAGAGCGCAATGGTGAGTTTGACTTCATGGCGAAATACGTCAGGCCGGATAAGGTGGATGGAAAATATCTTCAAGGTGTTACTGGATGCGATCCGGTCTGGAATTGGAGGCTTGATGGGTTCGATCATGAGGAGGGACGATGAGTAGATGGTATGCACAGCAGCCCGTTGATTACGAGCCTTATGATGGCGGTGTTGAAACGTGGAATTGTCAGCCTCATCTGACAATTCGGCTTTCTGCCATTGAGTCGTTTACGCCGATTAAAGGCGGGATGCTGTGTCGCATGTCGAGTGGACATCAGTTGTTTATTGCTGGCGAGCATGCCCATGTTGCGGATTTAATTCTACGGGCGGAGCCGTAACGTTCCATGCGCATAGCCGTTCTCACCCCCACCGGCGATCGCCACGAAGCGTTCGCTCTGTGCTATCGGTACATTACCCGGCAGCATCGTACGCCGGACGTGTGGTTCATTACGGACGACGGAGCCACTGAGACCGCCGTGCCGGCTGGTGAGTTTCCCATCGCGAAGTTACGGCTGCCGCCGATGCCTAATTCGCAGCACCGGAACATGCTGGCGCTGCTCGATGCGGCGGAAAATTCCGACTGCGATGCGTTCGTAATCGTCGAAGATGACGACTGGTACTCGCCGCATTACCTGGCGCGCTGCACCGAGCATCTCCGCAACCACGAACTGATTGGCGAGATGCCCGCGCGCTATTACAACGTGCGGACACGGCACTGGCGGGTGTTCCAGAACACCTACCATGCGTCGCTGTGTCAGACGGCGTTTCGTCGTTCGATGATTCAGCCACTCAGAGACGTCGTGGCCAGCGGGCAGTGGATCGACATGACGTTTTGGCCGAAATATTTGTCACGTGGATTGCTGTGGGATGGCTATAACGTGGTCGGCATGAAATCGATGCCAGGCCGTGCGGGCGTCTCGAACGCGCACCGGGAAACCGCATCCTGGGGGCATGCCGACCCGAATCTGGAGAAACTGCGGGAATGGATTGGAGCCGATGCCGCGCTGTATGCTGGTTACGTGGAACAGGCGAGTAACTCAGATACCGCGAGTAACACCGCAAATAGCACCACGAAGCAGCCGATATGGTGCGCATCGTGCGGTATGGCGACGGTGACGGCCGAGGGCGACGTATGCGACCGCTGCTCGACGGCGGGCGCGAATTCGATAAAATGCGAGACGTTCCTGTGGTCGGGGATCCTGCAGTACCGCTGCCCGGAGTATCCGCGATGCCGGTTTAACTGCACGTCGCTCGACACGATGGCCGAGCACGTAAAGGGCTGTTCCGCCAGGGAGGCAGCATCGCCGCCACCGGCGAATATCGGACGTGGGTTGTTTGATGCCGATGGGAGGAAGATTACGTGACAGGTAAGATGAGCCGAAAGGGATTTTTCGCCACGCTGGCGGCTGCGATTGGAGGGGCCGGTGCGGCCACTGACGCGAAGGCTGTTGGCGGTGTTGATCGTTATGCCGTCGTGCCTGGATTGGAGCCGACGCAGCCGATTATGTGTAGTTCGATTACGGTCCAAAACATTAATCCGCAGGAAATCGCACGCCAGGTAGCTGCTTCCCTGCGCCAGCAAGGCTTCACGCTATGATCGAACACCTGCTATCCGCACCATCGCCGTCTACGCCGCCGGCTTCCCTGCCCGCACCGCCACCGGGCCATTACCGTATCTCCGGAGCCGCTCTGCACGCCGCCAGGACGATATTCCTGCACGCCACTCCGCGCGAGAAGGGCCGTATCGAGGCCACCATGCGCAATGTGGCGATCATGATCGACGTGCAGACGCAGATTTTCAAGCTGGAACAGCAGCTTGACCGGCTGGTGCAGATCGCACCGTGGGCGAAATCTCGGACGCACGAACTGGCGGCGAATATCGAAGAGGTGCGGCACGTAATCAGCATCATCGAGAACGTGCAGAAACAAATGCAGGCCGGACACGTCGAGCGTACGCCGTACCAGATGGAGCGCGAGGGTGCTTGGCGGAATTGGCAGATCAGCGAGCAAGCACGCCGGGCCGCGCGGTTCCTCCACCAGCATTTCGTGTGGGAACGAACGGCACACGGCAAGGTGGCACCAACGGAGAATTCGTTCGCACATATCATCGACAGCCATATGGACCTGTGGCGGGTGAACATTTCGCTACCACTGCTGATCCGCGAGTCCGGCTGGCAGACACGCGATTTCAGCGAGAATTTCATGGCACTGCGTCGCGCACTGGCGGATATGGAACTGCTGCGGAATCGCGCGCCGCGGATCGCACCTGGCATCGTGCCGAAATCGACGGTGAAGAACGAACTGACGGAGAATGCGAAGCCGATCCACCCGGAGCCGTCGGCGCGGTTAGAACAGGCGATGAAGCCGGTGCAGGCCGCTATGTCGCAGGCCCGCACCGTCGAGGATGCACAGGAGATTTTACGGAAGGCGCGGTTCGTGCGGTAACGCCGCGGGTGGGGCAGGATTAAGATGCAACGTAACGGCCGTAGCGAATAGACACCAAATTCATGGTTGCGGTAGCGATGCAGACCCAAGACTTACCGGAGCGCATGAGCGTTTCACCCTTTGCGTTGATGCGAAAGAATTCGGCATGCTGCGGCTTGTCGAACTTGGTAGCCTGGTAAATCGTCGAAACCATCACCACGCCGCCGTTCATCAAATGCGTTTTGATCTGCTCTGCTGTGTTCTTCATGATTCAATCTTACTACGCTTGATTATGTGAGTCAATACCTGCCAGCGATTTTTTTAATCTACTCCGCCATCCACGCCGCCACTCTGCAGCCGCCGCCACGCTCGCCGATCACTTACTAACTTCCACTATCTCGACTTACTAATTCCTGATATCCTTGCCATAGGGAGAGAGCGATGGCCGTGAATCGGCTATCTGCACCACAGGAGAAACGCTATGGCGATTCGTTCCGCGAAGGGAACACTATTCAAGATTGGCGACGGAGCGTCGCCTGAGGTTTTCTCGACAGTTGCACAGATGCGCTCGATTTCGGGCCCGTCGGCGACCGGCGTGAAACAGGACATCACCACCCACTCGACGTCGGGTAACTGGATGGAATCCGCCGTCGTGCTGCTTGACCCCGGCACCATCGGCTTCCCGGCGAATTACGATTCTGCCGAGGCCACCCACGCCTTCACGACCGGAATCTGGAACAAGTTCATCAACCTCACGCCGTTCAATTCCGTTGTCGACTTCCCGTCGACCATCGGTTACCTGTATCAGCGCGTCTACACGATGGGCCACTCGTTCGACGCTCCCGTGGATAACATCCTGGGGGTGAATTTCGAGTTCGCCATCACCGGCGCCATCACTGCCACCAACGGGGCGTCGCCTTACTAACTGCAGAAATCAAAGGGAGAGAACAACAACTATGAATCCGACGGAAACCACCATCGAAGTTGAGATCGGTGGAACACGACATACGCTGTACTTCAATCTGAACGCGTTTCGGAAGTTCGAAGAGGAGAGCAGCCTGGACGACGACGGGAAGCGGCTGAAGTTCCCAAAGTTTCTGTTCCGGCTGCTCGATGCCTGGTCGAATCTGAGACGGCGTGTCGGTGACAATCCGCAGGCTGTCGATCCGGCGCAGTCCGATAATCAGCAGGCCCTGCTCGATGCCATCGGCGAGATTGGAGCAGCAGACATTCACGCGTTGCTATACGGGGCCTTACACGTGTACGACCGTGATGATCGCCCGAGTTGGCCACTCTCTCCCGGCCGGCTCGGGCGCATCCTTGGCCCGATGGAATTGATGCGCCTGCTACCGCAAATCATGACAGGGCTGCAGGCGAATCTGCCGCGCGCCAGCGACAACGACAAGAAAGGGGGAGAGGGATCTGACCGCCCTATTCCGATCCGGCCAGCATCGACGCCGACCGATGGTGGCTCGATATCTGGCGAACTGGACGAAGAGCCCTTGGGCTTACTGACGATGACATCGGAAGGCTGACAATTCGGGGGTATTTTGTTTTGGTACAAGACTACAGGCAGGAGCAGGAACACCGGGAATTACGAGCGGATCTACGCGCGTACAGGGTGTGGGATGCCTGCCGTGGTATCGCGATGGGACTTGGCGGAAAACCGGACAGCGTAAAGCCGGAAGACGTTTTCCCAAGTCTGCGCGCACTGAAGGTTGTCGAGGCTGCGAACGGATCCAGCGGATCGAACGTGGCGAACTCGACGAACGACATCGATGCCGATGAAGATATCGCCATGGCGTCGTTCCAACAACTCCGGCGCGGATTCCGCGTCTGAAGGGAGAGATTATGGGATTCCGTTTGTTGACTGAACTGATCCCCCAGGGGATCGCTTACTATCCAACCGAGGAACAATACATCGGCGCCGTTGGAACTGGCGCGAACAAGAACCCGACACGCCGCCCGAAGCCGTGGCGAGATAATTCGCTGTTGTGGAGCGGTGGATTCTGGTGGGAACAGCCGTCGCTCGATGGCACGAAGCAGTACCGCACGTTCGCTGTCGACAGCACGGGCGCGCTGCTGCTGACGCCCATCGAGTCGGCACCGGCCTACGAGACGTATTCGCTGACGGTGATCAACACCTACCGCGAATACAAGGATTTGTTCCCTGGTGGAGTGCCGTACCTCGTCACCGTTGAATTGCCGAAGACCGAAGCTGTGGAGTTCAACTACGGCGGCACCGGCCAGCCGTGGGGAGTGCCTGTCGTGCTGAACAGCGATACCATCGTCGCCATGGACAGCGACGGGAAGTGGAAGGCGATCCAGTACCAGGAGTTCGTCCAGAAGATGAAGGCGAATCTGGCGACGCCAGAGGCGATGTTCGACGCTGTGAAGAAAATCATCACGGCGACCGAACAGCAGGGCCGCTCGAAGGCTGACGCCGTGACGGCGATGCGTCGTGTGCTGATTTCGCCGCCGACGACGGTGCTGATTTAAGGGAGACAGACATGACCACAGACGAACAGATTCTAGCCAACCAGGCGCTGATCATCGCGAAACTCAACGCCATCGCCAAGGCCGTCGCTCCGCGTGATGGCAGCATGGGCCTTGTAGGCGGCGACGAACCGCAACCCGAAGCACCGACGGCAATCCAAATCGGCTCCAATCCCGGGAAGTGGGACGGCACGAGATGGGATCCGATCCAGCGTACCGCGCGCATCGCCAACCTTGTCACCATTTCGAATTTCGAAAGCATGAATAAGGCGGGCGAGTTCGTTGGCGGAACACTGGCCGACTGGTACAAGAAAGATCCAGCTGCATTGGTGCGATATCTGAAACACCAATTCGACGGCGTATTCGAAATGGGCAACCTGTCGGACGCCCAGCGTCGTTTTCTCGCCGAATAACCATGCCACGCAAACCGCCTCCGCCACGCATTCCCGAACTTCACGAAATCGAGCAGGAACTGTGTAATCGCAGCTTGCACGAATTCGTGAAGTTGGCGTGGCATCAGGTGGAACCGGAGGCGCAGACGTTCCAGGACAACTGGCACATCGGCGCCATCTGTGAACACCTGGAGGCGGTGACGCGTGGACAGATACGGAACCTGATTATCAACGTTCCGCCGCGGCACTCGAAATCGACGATCGTATCGGTGCTGTGGCCTGCGTGGGAGTGGGGGCCTGCGCGTCGGCCTGGCACCCGCTGGCTATGCTGCTCGTATTCGGCTCACCTGTCACGTCGCGATTCGGTGAAATGCCGCAAGGTCATCGAGTCGCCATGGTATCGCCAGAAATGGGGCAGCGTGTTCGCGCTGGCTGGCGATCAGAACGCCAAGGACTACTACGAGAACACGAAATCCGGCCGCCGCGTGGCTACGTCTATCGGCGGAGGCAATACCGGAGAGGGCGGCGACCGGCTGGTGATCGACGACCCGCACGAGGCGAACGAAGCGAACTCGGACACGGCGCTGAAGTCGGTAATCGAATGGTACGGAACGTCGATGTCGACGCGTGCCAACGATCCGAAGAAAGGCAGTCTATGCCTGATCGGGCAACGAGTACACCATGCCGACCTCACAGCGCACCTGCTCGAAGTCCTGGGGGATGATTTCGACCGGCTGATCCTGCCGGCGGAGTATCGTGTGAAGACGCAGTGCTACAGCCGTCTCGGATTTGTCGACCCGCGGATTAAGGAAGGCGAACTGCTGTGGCCTGCGCGATTCGACAAGGCGTATCTGGACAAGCAGCGGCTGGTGATGGGCAGCGCGAACTACATCGCGCAGTTTCAGCAGGAGCCGACCGAAGCCAGCGGTTCCGTATTCCGGCGGGATTGGTTTGGTCATCGTTACGTCGAGGATCCGCGTGAACTGGTGAAGCGCTGCACGACGGTGATTCAGTCGTGGGACTGCGCGTTCAAGGATGCCGAGACGAGTAGCTACGTCGTCGGGCAGGTATGGGGCCTGATCGGGATAAATCGCTATCTGCTGGCACAGCGGCGTGAGCACCTTGATTTCGTTTCCACCAGGGCTGCGGTGCGTGCGATGCGCGACGCATGGCCGATGGCTGACACGATTCTAATTGAGGATAAGGCGAATGGCACGGCCATCATCAACGACCTGCGGACAGTGGTCAGCGGAATTATTCCAGAGCAGGTAGACGGCAGCAAGGAAGCGCGCGCGCAATCTGTAGCGCCGGAATGCGAGGCCGGAAACGTGATTTTGCCGTCGGCGTCGATTGCACCGTGGATCGATGCGTATGTGGACGAGTTATGTCAGTTTCCGCGCGGCCGTTATAACGATCAGGTGGACTGCACGTCGCAGGCATTGAAGCGGCTGAAAAAACACGTCACGTCGCTCGATCTTCCGCCGCCGGAGTCGTTCGTGAAGCAGAGCACATGGAATTCAGACTGGGGGATGCGATGAATATTCTAGACCGATTCAGACGTGGAAGCCGCGCGGCTGCCGCGACGGCTGTCGTTGATCCTCCAGTGGTGATAAAGGCTGACGAGGACGCCGGATACGACGTGAATATCGACGTGAATAAACAGTCGCCGTCCACTCCTATCGGCGTCACCGGCCTGAACCGATGGGGCGACCGTGGCGCGGTGAACGAAGAGTTCCTGCGCCAACTCAGCGGGCGGAAGGCGTACAAGGTCTATCGCGAGATGCGGGACAATGATCCCGTCGTCGGCGCCGTGCTGTTCGCAATTCGCATGGTGATTCGAAACGTGAAGTGGCGTGTCGAGGGCGGCGAAGATCGAGCTAATGAACTCGTTGAAACGTCAAGGCACGACATGAGCCAGTCGTGGGCAAACACGATATC